ACTTCTGGTGGTGGTTTTAGTAGAAACGGAGTAGGTGTATTCCGTAAATCAGCAAGAATTGCAAAAGCAGTTGGATTTGTATTACCAATAAAAAAATAATAAAATGTCAGCAGTTAGACCTACGGATAATACTGGAGTAATAGTTGATGAGTTCATTCGTTATGCAACTCAACATTTAACTACTGTAACCGGCGTTATATCAACAACATCTTTATATCCACCTTTGGGTACACCCGGACCGGGTATTATAAATTGGACAGGTTATACAGTTCCCCCAGCAGCACCATCAATACCTATTGGTCAAGTTGATACATCTGCAATAGAAATGACACCTGAACAAGAAGCAATAGCTGAAAGAGCATCACAAAGGGGAGCTGATTTAAATTCTGCAACCGCAGCTGCACTATCTGGTGTGGAATATACAGGCGGTTCTTCTGGTGGAGGTGGTGGAGGTGGTAGTGATTCTGGCGGTGTAGTATCTTTATCCGCAGATAAATTGCCGGTTGATGGTGTTGAAAAAATACCTAATTACAAAACAAGTGTAAAAGTTCCACCCGAAATAGTTGTTGCTATGAGAAAATATGGAGTGGGTAGAAGTCCTTTGGAAAGAGCACACTTTTTAGCACAATGTGCTCACGAAAGTGGAGGATTTATTTATAGAGAAGAATTGGCAAGTGGAGCTGCATATGAAGGTAGACGTGATTTGGGTAATACACAACCTGGCGATGGTGTACGATATAAAGGTAGGGGATATATTCAATTAACGGGTAGAGCAAACTATACAAAATTTGGACCTGTTGCTGGTGGTGATTTTGTAGGAAATCCAAGAGTAGTTGCACAGCAATACTATGCAGATACGGCTTGTTTGTTTTGGAAATCAAATAGTTTAGGTCCAAAATGTGTTAATTCATCTATTGATACTGTTAAAGTTGTAACTAAAAGAATCAATGGTGGTTATAATGGATTGAACGATAGAGTAAGTAGATTTGCAGTTTATTGGAGAGAATTACAAAGAGACCCGACACTTTGGGCATAAATCCCAAAAATAAACAAATCAAATATTTATATTAACAACAACGAAAGATAATCAAATGAATACGGATAAATTATTAAAAGCTATTCAAATTCTTATCAAAGAGGAGTTAAAACAACAACTCCCTGCTTTGATTAAAGAAGGAGTGAAAGCGGAAATGAAAAAGGTTTTAGCGGAAGGAAATACTAAACCACAACCTAAAAAAGAAAGTGAAGGATTTTCAATGGCTAAAGCAATATTGGGGAATGATACTATTAAGGAATCGGTTGAAACTAAAGTAGTAGAAACTAAACAATTTAGTAAAAACCCAATTATTAATCAAATTTTAAATGAAACAAAAGGTGGTATCCCACAAGGTGATGGTGGTTTTAGAACAATGAATTTTGGACAAGGTGATATGGGGTCTGTTGTAGGTAGAACTGCAGTAGCTGATAAAATGGGATATGGTGATTTAGCTAGAGGACCTCAACCAAGTGGATTAGGTGTTCAAACTGGGGTGCCTGAATTGGATAAAGCATTGAACAGAGATTATTCAGAATTAGTAAAACGATTTAATAAAAAATAATGGCAGTATTATTAGGTCAAAGGATGGTTAAAGATACAATTGCATATAACGATTATGCTATTGGTATTACATTGCCATTACAAATAGGAAATAATGCATTTAATCAATCATTTAAAACAATTGACCAAGTAAAAACAAATATTAAAAACCTTTTATTAACAAAAAGAAAAGAAAGAGTAATGCAACCGGAATTGGGTAGTGGCTTACAAGAATTACTTTTTGATTTTAATGATGACTTTTTAGCTGATGAAATAGAAGAAGTTATTACAAACAGTATGGAAAAGTGGTTGCCATACGTTACTATTGAAGAAATTGATGTTAGACAGACTGATGAATTTAAGGATACCAATCGTGTTGAAATTTCATTAACATTTAGTATAACAAATAATGTAGGTATGGAGACAGTAACCTTTACAGTATAAAAAAATGGCATTAACTACAATAAATAAGAATTTTAAAAACAAAGGAAAAGATATAAAATATCTAAATAAAGACTTTGCTGCATTTAGAGAAAACTTAATTGAATTTTCTAAAACATATTTTCCAAAAACATATTCTGATTTTAATGAAACATCACCTGGTATGATGTTTATTGAATTAGCATCGTATGTTGGTGATTCATTATCTTATTATGTAGATGATACTTTAAAAGAATCATTAATGCCATACGCTGAAGATATTCAAAGTGTAATTGCATTATCTCAATTTTTGGGATATAAACCAAAAGTAACATCTCCAGCAATAACAAATGTATCGGTATATCAATTAATTCCATCAATTGGAAGTGGTGTTAATAACAAACCAGATGAAACATATTTTCTTAGAATAAAAGAAGGTATGCGATTACAATCTACTGAAAATGATATTTTATTTAGAACAACAGACGTAGTTGATTTTAATGATGAAAACAATAGAGAGATTACAATTTACGAAAGAGATGTAAATACTGGAGAACCTACTTTTTATTTGGTTAAAAAATATGTACAAGCAATATCAGCTATCACATCGGAAAGAACATTTACGTTTGGAGCATATCAACCATTTCAATCAATAACATTAGATGAAACGAACATTATTCAAATATATGATGTTAGGGATTCGAATGGAAACAAATATTATGAAGTTCCATATTTGGGACAAGAAATGGTGTATATTGAACAACCAACAACAGAATCAAATGATGCTGAATTATATCAATTTAAAACAACAGTTCCATATATTCTAAAAACTATAAAAACACCAAGAAGATTTGTAGCAAAAGTAAATCAAAATAGTACAACTACATTACAATTTGGAGCAGGTGACCCATCCGCATCGGATGAACAATTAATACCAAATCTTAAAAATGTAGGACTTGGTTTACCAAACTCAATTAGTAGATTGGAAGAATCATTTGACCCAACTAATTTTTTAAAAACAAAAACGTATGGAACATCTCCATCAAACACAAGTATTATTGTTAAATATTTTGTAGGTGGTGGTATTAGTTCAAATATAGTTAAAGGTGATTTGACTAGAATAGTTGGAATAGAATATGAAGATGATATTGATTCATTTACAAATGCACAAATAGCAACATATAATAGTATTAAAAATTCAGTAGCAGTTGATAACGAAATACCCGCAACAGGTGGTAGAGATGGTGAAACTATTGAAGAGATTAGACAAAACGCATTGGCAAACTTTGGTGCACAAAATAGAGCAGTAACTGCAAAAGATTATCAAGTTAGAGCATTATCATTACCATCAAAATATGGTGGTGTTGCTAAAGCATTTGCAACTGCAGATGGTACATTGGATAATAATTCACCTGCTTCTATATTAGCATCACCAAATCATTTACAAGAGTTTACGGATTTGGTTATGAGTTTTGTTAATAAGCCTGATTCGGAAGAACCAACTATACAATCCGTTAAGCAAGATATTACAACATATTTAATTGGTAAAGATTCCAACTTAAAGGAAAAAAATAATCCGTTTGCAATTAACCTCTATTTGTTGGGATATGATTTAAACGGAAATCTTACAAATCTTAATAAAGCAGTAAAAGAAAATCTTAAAACTTATATGAACGAATACCGAATGTTGACAGATGGTGTTAATATAAGTGATGGGTATATTATAAATATTGGTGTTGAGTTTGATATTATCATATATAACAACTACAACAAAAGTGAAGTACTTACTAAATGTATTACTGAATTGAAAGATTATTTTAATATAGATAATTGGACATTCAATCAAACAATTAATTTAAGCGAAGTAGAATTACTAATAGCAAACGTTGAAGGTGTATCATCAGTACCAATGATGAAAATAACAAATAAATGTGGTGGAAATTATTCACCAAATTCATATAACGTAGATGCTGCAACTAAAGATAAAATTGTATATCCATCGTTAGACCCATCTATTTTTGAAATTAAGTTTCCGGATTCAGACATTAAAGGACGAGTAAGATAATGATATATTTTTTAACAGCATCTAAAGATGCAACATTGTATTTACAGCAACCCAATCAAAATACTGGGCTTGATGAGATATTGGAAATAAATAAAGTATATTATGGAAATATAAAAGATATAACCCATGCTTTACTTAAATTTGAAATGGGGTATCTATCATCTTCAATTGTAAGTGGTGATGTATCAATGAGTAATGCAACTCTTATTTTGAGAGAAACCGAAAGTAATGAGATACCATTAGATTACACAATATTTGCAAATGCATTATCTGGCAGTTGGGAAATGGGTAAAGGTAATCGATTTGATGAAATTGAAACCGCCGGTGTAACTTGGAATTATAGAGATGGTGATAATAGTGTTGAATGGTTAGAAAACACTTTTAACACAAACACAACTGCTAGTGTAAATAATGGAACTGGTGGTACTTGGTGGACTAATTATCAGGCATCTCAAGGATATAGTTATCAAACTGCTGATATTGAAATGGATGTTAAATCTATTTTAAGAGGATGGGTAAGTGGTTCTATTCCAAACGATGGTTTTATTTTAAGGAGAGATGTTGACAAAGAAAGAGATACAAATGATTACGGTCAACTTAAATTCTTTTCAAAAGAAACGCATACAATTTATCAACCAAAAATTAGAATAGGTTGGGATGACCAAAAAATTGTAACTGGTTCACTAACCGAATTAACAACCGAAGATATAAAAGTTAGTATATCTAATTTAAAGAAAGAATATAAATTAAATAGTATTCCAAAATTAAGAGTGTTGGGTAGAGAATTATATCCATTAAAAACATTTACAAGCACATTTGCATATAATGATGTTAAGTATTTACCCGAAACTACATATTATCAAATAAAAGATTTACATTCAAACGATGTAATAATCCCCTTTTCG